CTAAGCATGACGTAAAGTTATCCTCCTACCAATACACTTTAATAGCCATTCGTCCAATTGGTCACGACTCGACAATCTTCCTTGTAAATGATGCAAAATATCATTCCCTTCTAAAAAGACTGCAATATGATTTAAACCTTTTCCTCTAATACTCATTAATAAACAATCACCTTCTTGTAATTCTTCATCTGGCTCCAATTCTCTAAAACCTGTTTCTTCCCAACGACTATCAAACATCGGATTAAGCCTATGTTCCTCAGAATCAATAGGTCTTTCCCAATTTTTTAATTCTCTACCTTTTCTAAGGTGATAATCCCTTACCAACGTCCAACAATCAGCGACTCCCCAAACCCATGTTCTGCCTTCTAATGGTGCTTCATACCCAGAAGGTTCAAAGTAATACCATTCCTCTGTTTTTGGATTAACAATATGCCAAGGCAATTCACTTATTTCACAAGAAGCTAAATCTGCTTGGCTAGGAGTTGGTGGCGTTGAAGGATGAGAATGTACTATCGCTAATATCTCCCCAGCGTCTTCTGCTGCTGCATAGTCTTTTGGATCAATAATAAATTGATCGTATCTACTTTCAGAAATATTTTTACAAGCCCAATAATATTCTTTGCCTTTAAGGACAACTAATAATCCACAAGCTTCACTGGGATCAGATTCTTTTGCCGCCAAAAGCGCATCATTTTTCCAAGTCATGTATGGAATGTTCCTATTCCTGGGAAATCTTGAGGTAGGCATTGCCTTTTAGGAATACGAACCCCAGCTAAATCAAGCGCACTACATAATTCAAATTCAACTATATCTTTATTTTCACTTACTTTTCTATCAACAAAGTAAATCTCATCAGGAAATCTTTGAGTGGAATCTGGTGTCTGATATGGGTTACCAAGTTCTTCAGGATTAAATGTATCTTCATTTTCCATTGCAATTCCATCTTCATCTTCTGCCGCAAGAAAATTATCAGTACCAAAACTTTCAGCATCAATAAAGCGTTCAAGAGTTCTTACTCTTGTTAATTTCGCTCCTGCTAAATCATTACCCAAAGTTGTTGTATTTACTTCATTCAAAATTGCAGTAATTGTATTAAACAAATTACTAACAGTCATCGTTGGTCTAGGTAAACGTCCTTTACCTCCCTTATATTCAAATCCTTCAGCTCTAATAGGTAGCTGTTGATAAACTTGACCACCAAATTTTATATCTACAAAATTGTTATTAATCGTGTTACTAGAAGCACCATTATGGAAATAATAAGTTGGATGAACTGCTTTCCATGTCACAGTTCCATCTGTCACTGTCCCTCCAATAGAAGCAGGCCATGAAGGTTCTGTTGAACCAGTTGTCCCAGGAATAGTAACCCTAAAGACAAGACCACTTGCATGAGTTGAAGAACTTCTTACCTCTTTCCCATATCTTTTATCTGAATTAGCACCCCAAGGCTGCCAACCTGCCGTTCTTGCATTGCCATGCAAAGCTGTATTTAATTCCAACTCAAATAATTCAATAACCGCAGTTGGATTATCATTTTGAAGCTGACTAACTGGTACTGGCATTAGCTAGATTCAAATACCTGTTTAAATTCCATTGAAATTGTATTGTTATTGAAAGATGTCATATCTACACTCCAACTTTCACAAATGTATTTCTTGTAATTAGTCGTTGTTGGATCAATCCAGTCAAAACTTTCTTTACCATTTCTTGCCTGTAAAAAACCAACTATTTTATCTCGATCTGCATTTGTTCTATTACTAAAGGTAAGGCTCCAGTTCTTTCGTCTTGTATTCATACCCATCGTATTTCTTTGGTGGTAGCCATCCCCAAAGGAAGTAACACGAAGATCTGGAGTTTCACTAACGCTCGCTGAATAACTTGGTTCTGCAACGCATTGGAGAGTAGTTCCGTCGAAAATAGCCATAATTAATTACGCTAAAAGTCCTCCTGGTCGTTTTTGTTTTGCAAGTTCCATTTCAATAGCAGAACCAAGCATCCTACCTAATTGAGCCATTTGCTTGCCATCGCCTTCGACTTTAGTACCTTTCGCATCAACTGACACATTCACAGTAGTAGCACCACCGCCGCCAGCTACTCCAAGTTTTCCATTCCTGCCACGTTGAAGGGGGATAATCGCTTCTGGCCCCGCTTCACCCATCAGGCCAGTCCCCTTCGCAAATGGGAAGAGTGTAGGACTATTAACTATGCCTCCTTTGGCATAAGGAACAATGCCGTTCTTAGCAAACACACCACCATCAGCTACTGCTTTTGTGACTTGTTTCAGGGGATTAGTTGGAGCTTTCTTATCTCCCCCACCTAACCAACCGCCGATACCTTTAAGGGCATTAAACATCATCATTTTAATAATCATTCTTGTTATATCTGCAATTACCGAACGAGCAAATTCTTTGAAATTTAACTTACCTGTCATTACGAAATTAGTTAAAGCATCTTCCATATTCTTGAACGCATTGATAAATACATTTTGAAGATGTTCTCCTTTATTACCTAAACTATCAATATATTCAGCAAGATCTGTTTCACCTTCTCCCTTCAATGCTTTCTTCATATCAGGGAACTTAAATTCCTTGATACCAACCTTAAATTCCTCTATCAACTTATCTGATATAGCTTTATTCCCATCAGCAATAGCTTTAGACCATTTTTCAATATTTTGTTCTAACGTGCCTATTCTTAAATCATGGTCTGCTTTGAAATTATCATATAAACCTTTGTACCAGAACTTATCTTTATTTTTAGGATCAAAAGCTGGTTTTGTAATTGTCTTTTCATAAAAATTTAGTTCTGCTTTCCATTTCGCTATTTCTTTATTTAATTTCTTTTGCAATTCTTTAATTGCTTCTTCATCACCTGTTGCTGCTTTGCCTGCTAAACCTTTTTGCCTTGCTTCCCATCTGTTATACCAATAAATAGCAGTTGCTATTCCAGAAGCCAACGCAATCCAAGGATTAACCATGCTAACAACATTTAATGCTGCCATTGCTTTCTTAACACCAATTATTGCCCTACCCATTGCAAACCACGAAGCATTAAGTGTCGCTATTTGAGATATAAGCAATCCAATACCTGTTGTTCCAGCTACGACTGCCAAAGCACCTAAAAAATCTAATAAGTCTCTCTTAATAAATTTAATAATTGCAAGAATCGCCTCACCTGCTTTTACTCCAACGTCAGCAATTTCCTCAATAACAGGAATCAATTCTTCTAGCAAATCAGCCTGAATAACTTGGAACTCAGCTCCAAGAGGCTTTAACTTCTTACCTAACTCAACTCGTAAAGCGTTCATTTTAATGATTGCTCTCATCCCAGCCTCTTCAGGAGAAGCTGCTATATCTGCTGCAACCTTTGTAAAATCAACACCCAATAACATCACAAACTCCCATAGCTCATTCAATCCAACTTCTCCTTTTTTCAACGCATCTTGTAAATCCGCAGTTGACTTGTAAATATCCTTATTAGCCTCTTGGAATTTCGTTACCGCACCTGGAAATCTCTCACCGAGCTGACCACTCAATTCTTCCGCAGACACGCGCCCCTTTGAAAATATCTGAACCATCGCAGTGACGGCAGACTTAACATCTTCCGAAGTTCCAGCAGTACCTTTAATTGCAGCCGTAATATTATGGAACGCAATAGCAGCATGTTCAACTGTTCCTCCTGCTCCAACAACAGCAGCAGTTAAACGTGTCATTCCCCTTGCTGCAATCTCTTGCGGAACATTGAATCTCTGAGTTACTAATTCTGCTGTAGCTAAAGCTTTCTTATAATTCTCAGCAGAACCAGCAGCAGTTTCTAACGCAATATGTAATTTCGCTATGTCAGAAGCGTAAGTTGCAGAACCTCCTATGAATTGAGTAATAGGTTGAGCAATTTGACTACCAACCAAACCACCTGTCACTGCACCACCAGGCCCACCTAATAATCCTCCTAACGCTGCACCTATTCCACCACCTGCACCACCAAAATAAGTTGCACCTAATATTGACTGCCCTGTACGCATTAAATTCTTGCCACTAAATCTATTTGAATTAAGTTTCGATAACGCCTTATCAGTTGAGTTAATTGCTTTGGTGGCATTTCTAAACGAAACACTTGTTGGGTCAAGACCATTTCTTATTTCATCTAATTTCGCTCGTTGTTTTGTAAGACTATTAATGTTTAAATTTTGAGCCTTTGTACTTTTACGAACTCGAAGTAAATATTGATCTAAACTTTCTACTGTTTGCTTGACAGCATTAGGGCCAGCACCTGCTTGCTTTAATGCAAAAGAAGGATCATAAACAGCTAACGCTCCACCTTTTTTACCTGTCTGACCAGCAGCAGGTAAGGCTTTCATCGTTTTCTGAGTAACTTTTAAACTATCATTTGCTTTCTTGTTTAACTCAACCCATTCTCTATCTACTTTTATAAGTTCTTGCTTAACAGTCTTCCAATTTTCTGTATTAGGAACTAAATCTTTTAATGTCTTTTGAAGTTCTTGCATCCGAGCCATTTGCCCAGAAGAAGTCATTGGATAACCAACATCTTTACCTAAACCAAAAGCATCTTCCCTTTCAACTTTGCCTAACTTATTTATTATGCTATCAACTCCTTGCTGAGTACCTTTTTGACCTAAAAACCTCCTCATACCAGGAGGCTTATAAATATCACTTGTTCCACCTTTAGCATTAATATATTTTGCAAAGTAAGTTGGATCGTTATAAGCAGCTTCAGCCTGAACTTCTTTATAAAGAGGTGACTCCCATCCCATAACACTAAACATCTGCTGCATTTGTCTTTGCAGCATGTTTTGGCCTAAAAACTTACGAGTCGCACCTAGTCTTCTAGTAAACTGTTCTGGAGCTTTTGCAAAATCTTTACTCATCATTGGAACTTGCGTTCCACCTCTCATCGCACCTTTATGAAGCCCATAAGCTTCAGATTGAGCAAATCGAATCTGAGCATCAGCAAGTTTATTAGTCGCTATAGTTCTTGCTTTCTTATTTGCAATATCAGCCCTAGATTTTAATTCTTGTTGACTAAGAATCTTGCTTTGATGGCCTTCTTCTGCATTGATTTTTGTTAATACTTGTAGATATTCATCAGATTTAACATCTAAAGCTCCTTTTATGTTTAACGCTTTTAGTTGTAATTCATTTAACTGACCTCTTTTCCTGAAATCTTCAATATCAAATATTGATTGACCAAGTGTTTTAGGATTAGTAGCCCTTGCTTTATCAGCAATCATCTGGTTCGCTAAACCAGTATTTCTTAATTTCGATTGATCTACCCATCCTCCTTTCGTATAACCAATTCCGTCTAAAAATTCTTGTTGAGATTTACTTAAACTTTCAAATGTTCTGGAATACATCAACATTTGAAGTTTAGATATTCTATCGCTAAATTCAGCTTGAGTTCCTTGTTTTCTGTTTGCTGAATCAGTAAAATAACTAGATGCTAATAAACCAGAAGTAACATCAGAACCAGGACTTCTTCTGCCAGTTCTACCACCAGTTCCAAGTTCTTTTTCAATATCAAGACGACGAACTAACGCCTTATTCATATTTACAATTTCCCTTGTCAAATTTCTATATGCTGTTCCTTGGAAAGCAGCTCTATCTCTTAATTTCTCAAATGCCGCAATTTGGCCTTTAATACCAACTGTTGTATTAAGTGTTTCTTTACCAAACTTCTTTATTTCAGTAGCTAACCCTTTAAAACTTTTTTCCGATACCTTTGATTCTTGACTAATACTTTTTAATTCTTTGCGAAGAATATCAACATCTTTCAGACCTAACGTGGTTAATTTAATTTTTAAATCAGCCAGAGTCTGTCCTTTAGCAGCCATTATTTCGACTCCTTCTTGCTAAATTCCTTCAATGCCGCAGTTTCCATAATTTGAAGTCCTTCTAATACCTCAGTGCGGTCTTTTATATTGTAGAGGTCAAATAGACCTCCAGCCACTAATAATACTTCATATTTTAATCCAACATACCCCGCCATCGAGACAGTCCATTGAGTTTGCATCCGTAAAAATAAAATAACTGTCTCCCAATTACAATCCCATACTTCAAATTCATTCTTCTCCTCTGGAGCTTTAGGTATCTCAATGCCAAACGCTTTTGCGTCTTCTTGAGTCATATCCACTACTTCTTTGCCGCCAGAAGCCCAGTAAATAGCGGCCTCTGTTAGTTTCCCTCCTTACCTTTTGTATAAAAACCTTGAAATGCTTCAACAACACCAGCTACAAAATCAACATCTTCTGAAAACTCTTTTAAATTTGCTTTGGTGAAGGGGATCTCAGTTCCATCTTCTTCAGTAATATCACTCCAGCCAACAACAATCTTTTCTAAAGCCTTATCTTCTTCTGCTTCAGTAAAAGCATTTAATTCTTTTTTTGTTAATCGCTTGAATTTGACAGTAAATGTATCTGTATCAAATTCTCCTGCATTTGTTTCAGAAGGACGATTGATTTCAACAGGCCAAGGATAGGCTTTTGACTTTCTACGGATAAATGCCATAAAAAATAATGATATTCCCAATTACCATAGCTCAAAAAAAGGGGGGTATAAACCCCCCAGTACTACAAAGTGAAGATTTAACTATTCAAAGATGATTGAAAGCTCATCATTACCACTTGTAGAAGGAATCATTGTGTAAGGGCAATCCCACATTGCAATTCCGTCTTCTTCGGAGTAACCAATAGAACCCAAGTCAACACGATTCTTCGTTGTTTGACTGGTTACAATACCTGACTGGATTGTGACCTTGTTAAGTGCAGCAGTTCCATGAGTAAAGCTAATCTCACCCAAAGTTCCATCTGCAAGTGCAGCAGCAAATGGATCCCATTGCTGACTACCACCACTAGCTAGGTTTACAGCCTCAACAGTTACTGATCCACTAACATTTCTGTTTGTGATCATTACTTCAGGACTACCACCAACTAACTCACGGTAGATAACTTCATTACCAATATCCAATGAGAAGTTGCTCATCTGA